TTTTAAGGCTTCCCGTTTGCATTACCGCATTTTTCTTTTCAGAGACTACGGGGGTGCGGTGCTCTTCTGATATTGCCCAAGACATTGTTGTCCCAATCGTACATCCGACCGTAGAGAATGCGTTGGCGATGTCTTCTGGATGAGCAACCTCATCTTTTCCAAAGTAGTTTTGCTCATCAAGAGACCTTAGAACCAGATCCGCAAACTCGCGTGGGGTCATATATATGTTGCTGTTTCCATATTTTGATTTTGACATTACTTTCCTTTCGTTTGATGACAAGCGCATCCACACTTGCCATGGTTAAATTGATAAGGACACGTTTCGTGGTGTTCTGTTATGCAAAAACCACTTGGTCCATCCATCTGTCTTTCTGGAGTGGGTATAGGTCTTGACAGGTCTTCTCTTTTTGACCTTCTCGTTGCCACTTTCACCCCTTGCGCCAGTTTCCGTTTTCTTATTGTACATTAAGGTGACGCCCCTTGTCAACCCCCAAATCACACCGATTTTATTAAATCTATGTACTTCTGCCTCAGCGATTCTTGCGAGAATGTCTCATACCCAAGGGAAAATGCCTCTTTTTTTAGCAATTTCTTGTCTGATGCATCAAAGTATTGATCTATTTTCTTTGCTAGGTCCCTTGGATCTGCGCTATAGATGTCTATGCTCTTCTTTGCCATGAAGTTTCCAATAATTTCTGACCCTGCCAGCCACTTTTTAGGCAATATCAGGTTATTCGGAGGTATGTCCGTCATGAATACCGGAAGGCCGCTTAAAAGTGCCTCATTCATCGGCAAGCATAGTCCAGCATACCTTCTAGGAAGCACCATGGCATCAAATCCATGGTATAAATCTTCGTTGTTGTCTTCATTTGACACTTTTACCTTTAGCCTTACGTCATCACAATCTATATCTAGGGGAGTTTGGCTCTTGATTACCAGATTGTAGTCAGATTCAGAGTATTTTAACATCTCTATAACTGACTCTGTTCCGTTTCTGTCGTGAGCAGCGGCTTTACCGGCAATATGCAAGAGCTTTCTGCTATCTTTCATGTTGTCTACCCTGTTTTTGTTAAAAGCTTCCGCATCTGTTGGGGGAGGGAGAAACTCTATCCTAGAACGGTCTCCAAACCTATCTCTCATCTCGTCAATTCTCCACATAGTTGGTGCTAATAGAATCGTTGGCATTGACTCTTGCAGGCTAATGAATCCACCAAAAAATTCAAAGTTGTATTGAAGAATTGTCTTTATCTTTTTCTTTCTTGCCATGTCTACAAGCTTTTTATGATAAAAGGTTTCACAGCTAATTACAACGTCTATTCCAGACAAGAAATTGATTATGTCTGAGCTTGTGGGGAAGCCACTAACAACCTTATGCCTTGTATCCTGATACCTTTCAGAGTACTGTTTGTTTTTGTTAAAGGGGCTAGAGTCTATTACCAAAACCTTATCTGGATTTAACATCTTAACGAGTTCTAGGGTTTGATTTCCCAATCCTGTGTTATCACATCTGGCAATAATTCCTAGTCCCACTCTTTGTACCCCCAACCATTATCATCACTCGTAAACTTTCTGGTTCCCGCCCTTCCGTCAAGATGATAAGACCTCTTGATCCCTCCATCTGGGTGATAAATCCAGAGCTTGTGCTCGTCCCACCCATCATCTTGAACCTTTCCATGAAACCTATCCTCAATGAATGTTTTTTCATTTGAATAGGGGAGAACGGAATCTCTGTAGTATTTTGTCAAGCTTAGGTGGGGTCTCTGAGACCACTGAATAGTCTTCATAAAGTTACCCTCTTTTTCAAACATGAGATATTCATGCGGTTCTGGTATGACTTCTTCAAAGTGGAATCTAATTGTTTTTGCCTTTTCGTATTCAATCATATCCAGACACTCTTCCCAGTCTAGCTGTTTATCGATGACCAGGGGGGTGTCGTTTTCAATGTAAAGAATAAGGGATGTCTGAACCTCGTCTATTGTTTTTTTCATCATAGTTGTTTGATGAGAGTGCTCTTCAAAGATAAACGGCAACACGTTGCCCCACTCATGCATACACTTCCATAAAACTCTATTCTTGAATTCATCATATTCTGGCTTCTTACCAGCTCTCTCTTTTCTAAGGCCATCAATTTGCAGAATTATCTCAGACTCTGGAAGGTGATGCCTAATGGATCTAACAGTCTCTTCAATAATCGCAGTGTCTGGATGAGTTGGGATTATAGATATGGGGACGATAGCCGTTATGTCTGTCTTATTCATTCAACTGCCTCATTATCTTTATCGAAAAATCTCTTTTATACTTAATCCACCAACACACAGCCCGATGCATATTGTTTGGGTAGTCACTTAGCAGTTCTGGAATCAACTTTTCTAGGTCGTTCCAGTCTTTCACCCTGATTACCGGAGGGTTTACTTCAGACACATAGGTAAAGAAGTCAGCCTCGACACCCCTTGAATCTTTTAGGTCAGCAACTGGTAAACACATCAACTCTATCGCCTCAAAAAATCTAAAGGAGTCAACTACCACGGCACCGGATGGGCAAGGGGCTATCCTAGCCCTTGACATTAACTCATAATACTTCTCTGGTGGGTCGCCCTGTGTGAATCCACTTGTGGGCCTATATAGGCTATTAACGAGCTTGGGCATTACCTGAGAAAGCTCCTGCCTTCTCTGGTGAGTTATTTGTCCGGCAAAGTATGTGTCGTAATCCTTGACAGGATACCCAGGACGGTATTCCTTTATGTGCTTTGGTGCTCCAACAAAAAACTTGTTGTACTTTTTGTGCTTTTCGTGAGGGTATTGAACCCAAATTTCAATATTGGGGTGGGTTATCTTGTCTACGTCAAAGTCGGCGCACTCATCACCACTGATAAAAAGTATTGCTCTTTTTATTTTTAACAACTGTGTGGATATTTCCTTTTCCGCACCGGCATTTCCTTGACCAGGAATTACCACTATCCCCCTGTCTGACTCTGGTATTTCTTGTACGACCTCTTGTTTTAGGTGGTTTCTTTCAAACATTTCATTTAAAAGTCCGTAATCCCACTTATCGCTTGCAGAGTCTTGAGGATTAGTAGAGTATATATATACATTCACAGATCCAACCCCCTTAATATATCATTCCACCTATTTACATAGGTATGATCCATCTTTGTTCTTTTATGTCCTGCTAAACGAATGGACTCTCTCTCTTCGTCATGTTCGAGGTAGTAGTCAATCTTTTTCTTTAGATCCTCTAGGTTTCCATGCTCATACCAAACAATTTCCTTCTTGTCAACAAACGTATCCTCAATACCCCGAATTCCTGGATAAATTGTAAAACCACCCCTTCCCGTTGACTCAAACAACCTGTCACTTGTGTAGTAAGGGTATTTAAATCCAAGATTAAGGGTATCTCCAACGGCAATCTTACTCTTTGCATAGATTCTATTTAGACTATTCCCTCTGAGGGTTCCCGTATCGCCATCCCCGCTAACATGCGTAAATCCATCTCCGTAAGTATCTCTAAGGAATTCAATCAGCTCTGGCCTGTACGGATACTCTGGGTGATACCCCTTGCTGCCAACAAAAATAACTTCATGTTCAAAGTCATTTGAGTATTCTTTGTCAATGAAACACTCCTTGTCGTACACTCCAGGTAACAGGAAGTGCCCCTTTACATTGGTATTTTCATTAAACCAGTCTGCCATTAACTTGTCTACCGTAAAAAAGTGTCCAATTGTTTTATAAAAGTTGTCCTTCTCAAGATCGATCTGTCTCCTTAAACCAAACCATAAGTCAAGGTGGTAGGTCATCGTGGGTATCCCATCCTTGTTTATCTCATCAAGAACTGAATCCATCGATATCGTTCCCGTCGTCTTCCATCCGTGAGTGTGCACCCAAACGAAAAGGTCAGACTTTCTTGCACAACGAAGAACCTGTTGGCTTCTAACCTCACCCTCTTGAAGCTTAATCACTGTATGACCGAGTGACTCCAGCGTCTTTACATGGTGAGACTCACTCGAATAATCAACACCAAAATTTCCTAAAAACGATATGGTAGACATGTATTCCAATCTGTTTATGTTGTGACAACTATACCGAGCCCTGCTTTTGGAGCGATATCTAGATCTTGTAGAGTACACTATTCCGAAGAATAGAAAGTTATTAGGTCCAGGCTATTACCACTTACGTTTGCATTTCTAGCAAACGTTCTTATTCTGTGGCAGTTGGCACACACCAGCTCGCACTTCTCGATTTCTCTCTTAACCAACTCAATGTCAGAAGTATGAGCCCAGAACTGACTAATAGCAAAACTCTTATCCCCCAAATGATCAAAATCTAGAACAAAGTTTGGATACTCTTCTCTACAGTCCAGACATCTCTTCCCTTGCTTGAAATCTTGTATATATTTCTTAATGCTACCGCGCCGATCACGTTGTCTATGGCGGCTCTTGTCTTTCTGACCTACCCCAAGGTGGTAAGATATTGTTCCCTTAGAGCACCCAAGTTGCGCCTGAATTTGTCTATAAGACAGCCCTTTGTCATACAGACTTGCGATGTTATCTGATAACTCTGTCATGGTTCAATTATACCACATTTTCGAACCACGGTTACCAGATTCAGAGCCTGGCGTCTTGCCAGTTAGACGATCTGGGAATGCTGAGCCAGAGGCAGGATTCGAACCTGCGTTGTTTTTGTACCGATTTACAAGATCGGTCCCATCGGCCACTAGGGGACTCTGGCGTAAATCTATTTACTTGTGGTTAGCCTTATAAGATTCGTCAATAATCTCAAACGCCCACGCACGAATCTTTTCTTCATTCTTGAGAAAATGATGTCGGCAGAATAAAAGATCTCCGGATACTCCGTTTGCCCACACATATGCCTGACTGCCACATGCATCACAACGATCTGATGAGTTTAATCCATTTGATAATTCTTTAACCTCAGTCATTGTATCCATTATATCTCCTTTTTTATGTGTGTAGGTATATTATACAGACTGTTGTTTATGCTGTCAAGTGAAAACTCAACTACTCTTCTGTAGTTTTTTTGTTTTGTAAGTTGATCTTGCTGTTAAGCAAAAAGATTTGTGATCCCAAGTTTGCAATTTCTGCTTCATAGTTAATTGCCATGCGGCCCAGCCGTTCAATGGTAGCATTAAGTGTTTTCTGTAATAGCTCTTCGTTAGTCATTCCAACTTCTCCTTATAATGTCTTTTTCTCTAATAAGTATTGTGCTTCCGGACTTCATCCCGTGCTTTATTATTTTTATTTGTGCCCATTTAATTGAGGACGTACACCTAAAAAACTTACGAGCAAGCCAAACACTTTCAATTCCATCTTCTGACTTCCACAAGGTAACGCAATATCTAAACATCCCCCTTGGATTTGGAGACACCCTTGCATACAGCTCCACTACATCTCTACTAGATCAAGTGGGGTTGGTGCCGTTAGCTTTGTCTTACAGTTAGAGCACTCTGCGTTTAAAAGGTATCCTGCAATTTCATAATCATCATCAAATGATGCTTGAATGGTAAACAGGGTTGATCCACAGTTCGGGCAAGCCCTTGTTGGTATTCCTCTAGCATCTAACATTTGTCATCCTTTGCAATAATAAGACAGGTATTTTTTTATTATATATATTATCGTAAAACCCTTTCACTAAAAAAATTATACATCAATCGCCACATGCTGTCAAGTGTAAGGTGTGTGTTTATCTTTTTGAAGAAAAGATCCTCTCAGAATGACATTTACATCCACATCCTGGAGTTTCGCATTCTTTGTGACCATTTCCTATGCACCATCCGCTCTTCTTAAGGCTTTCTAAGAAGCTTATCTCTTCTACCAGCGGAGACTTGTTTGTTTTTTCCTGAATCCCCTTGTCATAAAAATCATTAAAGTTTACCCCCACCAACTCCTGATACTCTAAATACTTTTTCTGATCACCTATTCCGTACACCCCCTTCTCTATACCGCGAAGAATCCTTTCCTGCATCTTCTTGGAATCCATCTCCAAGTCAATCCAGTTAACACTTCTTGCCAAGTCATCCATCTGGCTCCAAGGCTTTACCCTATCTTTTCTCGTATAGAAGTGCCAAACAAGCATTTCGTTTGGAGCATAGATCTTCCATCCCCGCGTGAACGCACGGATGGCAACACAAAGCTCTTCACCCATAAAGGATATACGCTCATCATACGGAACCTCCTCAACAAAGCTGCCTAGGGCAAATATATATCCCGCTAAAATGCTGTGGGACTCCTGGGGCTTTGTCTTGTCTTTAAGGTCTACCCTTGATCCAGTCCACGATCCGTGCCAGTTGTTTTTTACTGCTGTCCAGGTGGGCCGAGACCAAAACTCATCATCGTTCTTTGGGTAGTGGTCCCTTCCATCAGAGTGGGGAATGTATGGCTCTGGGTACTGACTTAAGATTATCTTATTTGTCCCCGACTCTTTGCTAATTTCATGAAACATCTTAATCATCTTCGTGTCCCAGAATGGGGCAAATCTTTCATGCGAGTCGATTTGAAAGAAAAACTCTTCCCCCCTATACTGATCCATCAAGATCTTTCTTGCATAGCCAGCCCCCCTTGCTTCACGAAAGTCCATCTCAATCACCTCTACGTTCTCATATTCAGGGAACGACGGATGAGACCTCTTCTTATCTTGAGACAGTATTACAACACGAAGTTCCTTTGGATTTTCAGAGTTTTTAATTAAACTTTCGATTGTTTTTTTTAACTGATCGTCCCTATAAGATGCAACAGAAACAAAGATGCTCATGAAAGTCTTTGACCACCTGGGACATCGTACACCGGATCAAGGGTAACAGGTATTCCATAGGACTCTATTACTCCCTTTACCCTTTGAAGATAAACAATACACTTAAACCTTTCCTTTTCTGACATGTGTCTCCAGTAGCTTTCGTAGAACCTAAGACCAATATAGGGGGGAACCATGTCGTACTCCACGATGTCCATTGCAAAGTCAGACGGTACTGGTATTTTTCTTACCTGTGACTTAATCTTTGGGGTGTATATCACCCTTCCTCCATCGTCAAAGATTTCCATGTCTCAAACCAGTCTTGCTTTTCTTTGTGTAGGTTAAACTCTTTGTCTATCTTTCCCTCTTTTAGGTAGACTCCGCCCCAGACCCCCCACTCTTTGTTGGAAACCCCTACGGCGAAGCATTCCTGTCTAACGGGACAACTACGGCAAAACTTATCGATTGTGATGGACATGCTCCTATCTTCCTCATACTTGTCAAAGAATATATTAGTGTCCATCCCCAAACACTTAGATTTTTCTCTCCACTTAGACATCGGCATCAGCAATCGAATTTGGAATTTTCCACCCAAACTCTGTGATTGAGAATACACTGGCGTGATGCCATTGACCTTTCCAAATCACACCATTCTTGTTAAATTGAGCAGAGTTTCCTCTTTTGTATTTAACTACATCCCAGCCAACCCATCCAAGATCTGAACGAGAATTAACAATTTTTTCCATCTTTACTAAATCACTAACTAACATATTGTTTTTTCCTGACTGTTTTATTTGTTTGGTTTTTTTATTTTACTAGTATCGAAAAAGACCGATTTCGACACCACTTAGCTCCGCAGAAGCAACGAGCTTCGATGGCTTTTGATTTGGAGTAGACAAAAAAGCAACATAGTCTACGGTCTTCATGTTTTCTTCTACAAAGGACTGAGGTACACGGTAAAACTTTGTTTTAATTCCTCTCTGCTTAAGGCTGTTTTCTGACATGTTGCAAAACTCAGCAGTAAAGGAGTTTATTTGTGCTGGTCCAACGGAGTACACGTTAAACTCTTTGTCTCTTATTCCAGACAGGGCTACCCCCATAGCCCTCATAAAAACATTGTAGTCTGAAAATTCTTTTGTTCCTTGAACAACTATGTTCACGGTGTCTCCTCTCCCAGATTATCCAATATGTAAAGCATTTTGGCGAGGTCTCCTGCTGACATGGCAAAGGCATCTATTGGCTTAGAGGTGTCTCTATCCACTTGTCCATCAACCACATCTGCCTGATAGAATGTATTATTTACTACCCAGTAGGCCTTGTCTTCAATAAGAGCTACGCTTATTCCTTCGCTGTCCTTTTCCATTTCTTTTTCAGCCTCTTCTACTATGTTTAAAAATGACCTGTCCGTCTTGCTTATTTTAAAATATTCTATAAGATCTACAGCTATTGATATTAGGAGGCTGATAGATGGATTGAACGAAATTAAGATAACACTGAACACGCTCTCAACTCCCTTTGTTAAACTTTATCAAAAAGAATGGTGTTTGTCAACTCCACAGGGATTTCCATGCAGATGGATCGAACACCATGCCATTCTTGTTCTTCCCCAGGGAAGCATAGAAAGCCTTGACTGCTTCTGTTGTTTGTGATCCATAGAAACCTGTCGGCCCTGCTGGTATCTTAAATCCTTTTGATATTAGCTTTTTCTGAAGATCCTTTACGTCACCATTTCTGGAACCGAAGTCTAATCTATTCCTTCCTGGGTAGGTCTTAGATGGCTTTGATTTGACTGGTGCTTTTTTAACTGGAAATTCATCCTCGAACATTGGAAGAAAAAACTTCTTTCCACCAAAGTCTGCCTTGTTAGTAAAGCTGATATGAATGTGTTGAAAATGGGAGAATCCAGATCCCCTAAAGTTCCAGTTATCTTTTGTAGCTGAAGCTACTTGATCTTCATAGACTATGTGGGCTATTCTTCCGTTGTCTTTTCCTTCTCTGCAGTATGTAGCGAGCTCTTCTGCAAATTTCTTTGCAGTGGTACCCTTTTTCCACCCTGGACCAAAGGACTCATCAACGTCTATCGCGTGGACGATTCCCCGAGGGTCCGGATTGTGAAAGCTGCCTTTTCCGTTAGTACCCCAGCCGTCTCTTGCTGCATGTGCTGCATCTCCGATCCAGCCATCGCTAGATTTATCTCTCTTAGGCCACTCTTTGTTTATTTGGTTTCTGAGGGTTACCCCTGCTGCACAAAGTTTTGCCATTACAGGGCCGCCCAGTCTATATCGGATTCGTCTACTTTTGTATAGTCAGAGTCTACTAGATCTTCTGTGAACTCAATAGATACATTTTCTTGCCCCTCTATTTCTGAAACAACATCTTCTACGATGTTTGGGTCAACCTCATCCTGATCAAATAACGAATATTCCATATTATAATTGTACCACCTTTACCAGCCATCGATTGTTATAGCTAAGCCACCTGCTGGGGGGCCATGCATTAATTGCACTTGATTTAAAACTGTTCTTATTGCACATCCAGGTCTTGGCTCTACAGAAGACGCTACTCTTTCATCATTGATGTAAAGTGTTGCGGAGAACCTTCTCTTGTCTAGTTGCATCACTACTATCTTCACAAGATGATTGTATCACCTTGTCAGGAATATTGGTCAAAGATCAACAACATGCTCCAGGAAAACATGAGTGTGTAGATGATCAACCCAATAATAGATGCCGTCTTCCTTTCTGAAAAGTTATTTGCTATGTAGACAGAGTTACTCAAAACCGATACCACAAAAAGAAATGCTGTGGCTATTAAGAATGCAGTTAACATTTTTTCTCCTTTTACTTATATTAGATAAGACCCATGTTCGAGAGAAATTCACGAACCTCTGGTGTTGCTTTTGGTGGTTCAACAACCCCTTCAGACTTTTCTTTTTCTATTCTTTCTTTGTTAGAAGAGCTGTATGAGTGGACTGATATTTCCTGATTGGTGTTACGGGGGCTGTGTGCAATCGCATTGTATACCGCCCCAGTGACGGCATCACTTAAATCTTTTGAACCTTTTCGAGGATGATCCACTTTTTTATCACTGACAATGCGGAGCTGACTCATCTCCTCTAACAGGATGCTTATGTGGGGCATAAGAACGCGCTCTTCGTATACAAGCATGGCTAGGTCTTCATAGTGCTTCTTTGCTACAGAAAGGGTGTCTGTTTTTATCCCAACACTTTTAAGTTCTTGCTGGATGTCAAAGGACTGCCATCTATCAAACGTGACCAAGCCTATCTCGTAGCCATCTCTACGAAAGTTAATGATCCAGTTTTTTACTTCTGACAGGTCTACTGGCCCTTCCTTGTGCGGCTCCCACCAAACGATTGCATCAACAATAACAAATGGATGAGTCTGCGTATAGTCGTTAAACGTCCTTATCTGTACCCACCTATCCACATGAGAGATTGCTATAGCGCACTTGTCATGCTTCTGGGCAAGGTCAGCATGAAGAAAGTACTTAACACCCTCCTGTGGCTTAAAAGATGCCTCAAGCCTCTTGAAGTTATCCACGGGGTTGTGTAGGCACATTACCTTTTCCAACTTATCTTTTTGTTTGAAGAATGCGTCTGAGACAAAGGACGGAACACAAGCAAACCTCTGCATGGCATCACCATAGTCTGTCATAAAGGCAATCTTAAAGTCATCAATGCTCCTTGTTGGGTTGGCATCCCAAGTTGATCTCTTAATAGCAAAGACTCCTGGATACTTATAAGAAAGAATGTGGTCTTCTTCCCACTCAATGGTAAAGTTGTTGTCTGGGCTATCATGGGGGAGATCGTCATTGATAACGAAGGTGTGGGTTTTGTGCTCTACTTCTTTTTCAGATACCACGGCATCATACCTCTTAGATATAAAGTCACCTGGATATCTAGGGAAAGATAGAAGAACTACCTTGCCAAAGTCTGGGAACCGTGAGTCAACAGATGCCCGAAACGCCTTGTAAATAGCATCACCAGTTTTAGCATTTTCGTTTCCACTTGATGACTCCTGAGCAAATCCAGAGATCTCATCGAGGATTGCTAGGATCAGGTTCAGCCCTTCGTGACCTTCTCTTTCTGAGTGACCAGAATATACCGTTATAGCTTTATCAAACTCAATATTGTTTACCTTTGAGTCATACTTTCCAGAAAACCATGGTGACCTTGCAATCTTGTTCTTAAAACCCTTAAAGAAAACAGTCTTTGCCTGCTCGCTGTTAATCGCTATGTTGATAATGTCAATGGCATCTCCAGGTGGCTTCCCAAAGTATCTTGCTGGGTCCTTTAAGCACAAAAGCTTATACACAAGGTATGCACAGCCGATTGTAGAAGTGTGATCTTTTCCTGACCCCTTTCCCAGTTGCAGGATTACCTCTGACTTCGTGTATTTCTTGTAATGCTTGTATCCTTCATCTTCCCCCAAAAATCTTTGCAGGTCCTCCACTCTGAATATTTGACTCATGGCCTCTACAAGATCTCTCTGGATGTCTGAAAGTATGGGTTGGGCTAGGTAGTCAACGCTATAAACAAATGTTTCAAGATCAACTGGTACCTCTTCAAACGGATCGTCGTCAAGTACCCCCAAAAAGTCATTAAAGTCTATGCTCATATTGTTACAACCTCATCCGGTCCTCCGTAGCCAGCCAGCCTTCTAGCTACCTCAGGCTTACAGGTCTTGCACTGCCCTACAACATCTTTTAATATCCCCAACAGTATGTCTTGTTTTCTTTCTTGTTCCAGGAGTTGATCTGCGAGTTCTTTATTTTCTAAAAGACCAGCTTTTTGCAACATCTCAATTCTTTTGGTTTCTATATCAAGTATCAGCTTGATAGCATTTGTCTTTGCTCCAAGGTTTTGTGCCTGTTCCGCATCTTCAATGACCTCATACGATCTTTTTATTAGTCCTGAGTAGTGTTGATCTGCGCTTGCCAGGGCTTGCCTAGCTCTTGATCTAATGGCTTCGTTGTTTGAAACCATCTTCCTCCACTCGTTCAAAAGACTAACTACGCGGTTTCTAGGTATCTTTAAGGATATGGCTATGGATGACTCGTCGTTCCCCTTGATGTACTCAGAGGCTACGCGGTTTACTTCTTCTAGATGCAAGACAATTTCGTTTTCCATTTTTACCATTTCCTTTTCATTGGCAATTATAGCAGTGGTTGGGGTAGGATTGTTGCCACCTAGCAATTGGTTTTCCTACCCCCACCGAACTACATACAGTTAGAATTAAATTGATACCAATGTTTCATTCCAGAGCTGTTTCTCCACGCTGTAAAAAAGGCACGATCTTGATAGTACCTATTCCATTTGTGTATTGGCTTGTCTCTTAGTTTTTTAATATTTTTCGACAAGCCGTCTTCTGATTCTTTTGATTCTTCTAACATCATCCAAACCAGCCCATCTCTCCATTGACGATCTAAAAATTGATACGCGCCTCTGGCAGATGAGGTTTTGTTTGCTGATCTATAGTTGAATCGGGATTCACCGTACATAATACACTTACGAGTATCCTCCCATTTTGCCTTGTACCATTTTCCTTGATAGAGTGAATCTTCGTACCCCATCATGTCTTTAGCATCTTTTGATTGTGACATCCGATACTCATGGCTTACTTTTACGACTTGTACCGTCGCAGTAGGTGTGGACTTAGCATACACCTGTTGCGGAGGAGAAACCAAAGCGGTAGCTGGAACTATTGTTCCGACTATAACTATTGACACTAACACTCCTCCTAGCAGTTTCGATTTCGTCATTTGTTCCTCCTGGCGGCGGCAACTTAACTAGGATATCACAAATGTCGTTGATGTTCAACACATTTTGACTTTTTTCTTACAAAGCTCTATCCATGTTTTCTAAGATAGGTTCTTGATCTGTGGCAGTTTGAACACACAATGTCGCACTTTTTTACTTCTTTCAGGATGTCCTCAATGCTAAAATAATCTAACATCTGCCCTATGTTTGATACCTTTGTCCCGCGAGCGTGATCAAAATCAAGAACGTAAAATGGATATTTTTTATTGCAGTCGATGCATCCGCTTTTTTCTTTTATCTTTCCAAGAATTTCCTGTACTTCTCTTTTTTTGGAAGCAATTCTTTTTTGTGGTTTTTCTTTTTTGTTTTTTTCATTATCAAAAGAGTAAGGCTGGGAACAATTCTTTAGATTATCCTTCGTCATCTTTTTCTGCTTCTTCGCGGGCTATCTCTCTCTTGAGATACCATTCTGCTTTTTTGAGATCTTGCAGCCTGTTACCCTTTTGATCTGCCCTCAATACATATTTTATTACATTCCCCAAGCAAAAATTCATATGCTCTGTAATTTGTATTGTCTCTATTCCGCTAGGATGAGAGGTGTAATGTTTTGGGTGGTTTACTGGATCGCTCATCTTTTCATTACCTCTTTAGCTTAAACTTTTTTAGTTGACGGTATATTAATTGTACGCTCACTTCACACTCTTTGGCAATGTCTTCAGGAGTTTTCTTATCCATAACGTATCTTTTTCTTAGAAAAGCTTCTGATAGATGTAGGCCTATGCTTCTCATGGCTTTATCACCTTGTCCCAATTATCAATAGCAAACATCCCAATGCCCACAGCATCTGCCACATCATTGTCCGTTATGTTTACGTTATATTTAAAGCTAACTATGTCTATAGTTCTTTCTTTTCTGATGCTTCTTTCTTTTGCTTTATACCACGCAGCAGACATTCCTGGATTGATGCTTTTTATTTTTTCTTTTTCTTCCTTTTTTATCAAAGGGTTTCCTATGTAAGATTGCCATGATATCGGTGCTACGGAGTGAACCTCTTTTACCCCGGACATGGTAGCACCTGCAATCAGAGCCCCCTGACTTAGGGCCAGGTTTGCTGCAACCATAGGACTGTTTGCAAAGATAGTCTTCTCAATCACCATACACTCTGTGGGCATGGCCTTAAATATTGACTGTGTTTTTTTGGCCGTGTCTGCAATTTTTTCATATATTCCAGAACCAGAAAACATTACCTTTCCATAACTGTGTAGGTTTGACTCA